GCTTTAACATATATACTTTAATAATATAATATTATTAAATCTTTATATATATATATATATATATATTATAAAGATTCTATTATAAATGTATAGATTTGTATAGATATTTCTAAGCAGTCGCGCGCTCTAACCAACTGAGCTACAGAACCAGATATTTACTTATATATAACATTCTTTAAATATTTTTTTATAAATAAAAAAATATTTAATTATTTTTTATACATTTAATAATTATCCATACTAAACTTTCTTTTTTTGATTGTAATAATTCATAATTAACTGTTATATTATTGGATATTTTATTTAATAATATTGATAAATCATTAATAAATTCTAAAGTTTCTTTATCACTTAAATTACTTTCAAATAAAGAATTTTCAAATACTATTGAATTTATATCCAAATTATAGTCATTAGATTTACTATTATAAACTATCCATTCTCTATCTTCAATTAAATAACCGCCAGCATTATGTTGATATCTTAATAAATAAAATTCTGCTTTTTTTTGAAAAGTTTTTAAATCCATTTCTTCTGATTTAATATCTAAATTTTTCATTTCAAAATTTAAAAGGATTTTATTAATTTCTGTTTCACTTAAACACTTAGAAATTAATATTTTTTTTTCTTCATTATTCATTTTGTATAAATTTTTATTTATAAATGTTGCTAATTTTTTATTATTTGAATATTTATTTTTTACACTATTAATTTTATGTAAATGTTTATATTTTTTCATTTTATTATCAATATCCATATTTATTATATATTAATTTTTTAATTAGAAATAAAATACGAGTTTGTTTTTTCATTAAATTTTAAAATAGATATATTATTTATAATTCCTTTAGATTCATTATAATCTATATATTTATTAATATTTTTATTATTTAACATATTAATTAAATATTCTTTTATTTGTTTATTTTGATTTTTGTCAGTAATATTTTTATTAATATATTCTTCTAATTTAGCTTTTTTATGAATAATATTCAATCTGACCCATTTATTTAAATAGATATCCGTCATTATTTCACTAAAGAAATTATCATATTTATTTTCATTTTTATTATCATTTTTTTTATTTTCATAGATTTGTGTAATAATTTTATTTAATTTATTTATTCTATTATTATTATCAAAAGGACTATCGTTTAGGTATTCTAATTCATTTTTAAATTTATGTATATAGAATTTTTTTTGTAAATTACTGAATACTTCCATATTTAATTATAATTATATTTTTATTTTTATATGTATTATATTTAATTGTTATGTTCATGTTCACCACAAGGATTTTGACATATGGGACATTTATAATTATAGTTTTTAAGCCACTCTTTAATACAATTTGAGTGAAAATAATGTTTACACGGAAGTAAAATTATTTTAATTTTATTTTCGAATTCATCATCATCATCATCATTATCATCATCATAATTATCATCATCATCATCATCATCATCATCATCATCATCATCATCATCATCATCATCATCATCATCATCATCATCATCAGAATATTCATCATCATCAGAATATTCATCATCATCAGAATATTCATCATCACTATCTTTATCATAAAATAATTCATCATCACTAATTATTTCATTAAATGGACATTGACAAATAGAACATTTTGGGTCTATTTCTTTATTTTTTTCTGTAAATAAATTTTTAAATTCTTCTAATGAATATTCTTCTAATTCGTTTAAAGCATCATTTGTTAAAGATAAAACAACATCATCTTGGTTCGGTGGATTTAGAAGAACATTCATAAAACTTTGTATGATACTATTTGTTGAATTTAAGTTAGTTGTATTAGTTAAATTAGTTTGATTAAAATTATTTAGGTTAAAATTAAAAGATGATGGTAAATTTAAGTTATTATTATTAGTTTGCTCAATTTCTAAATTATTTATAACACTTACAGTATCTAAATTATTATATTTATTTAAATTATTATAAGCATTTTTAAATTCTTCTTCTGAAAAGAGAATTTTATCTGGTATATAATTATTTAAAATATTTAAATCATAATTATTTTCTCTTAGACAATTTATGTATTTTAAAATATGATTTTCATTTGTAACTCCTTGATCATGAAATTGTAATCTAACTGCCATTTCAATATCAGTATTAATATCAGACATATTTTATTATATAATAATAATATAATAAAATACATTGATTAATCTTTATGTAAATATAATCTTAATAAATATTATATTTAATTAATGTTAAGTAGTTTAATATTATCATTTAAATATATAGAATCAAAGGTATTATTTAAATATATTTTAATATTAATAGGTTCTTATATAATAATTGGGAAAAAGAAAATAAAATTAAGTCATATTTTATCCTTATTTATTGGTTTATCAATAGTTTTTTATTTAAGACTTGATACATTAAATAATCAATCAGATGAGGGATCAAAAAAAGAAATAAAAATAAATGTAATTAAACCAGAAATAAATAGAATAAGAAATTATGATGATATTTTAAATTATTTATTCAGTATACAAGATTTATATATTTATAATCAAGAGTCTTATGAGGAGATGATAAACAACATAGAACTATTTTTAGAAGTTTATGAAAAAACTATTATAGATGAAAAATATTATACTCAATATTATAAAATTGCAGATAGAGTAAGGAGATCTTGTTTAAATAATCTACATTCTATAATATATAATATAGGTAATAAAACAGAAGTGAAAGAAAAGTTAAATAATGCTTTAATATCATTAAATGAAATATTAAATAATTATATGGATAATTTATTTGATATTTGTAAAAGGAAAATAAATACAAATGGATATGATAATAAGACTATACCTATAAGTAATGATATACCAGCATATAATGAATATGAGGTAAAAGATTATACTTATAATATTTATTAATTATTATAATTAATATGAATACCGTTACCATTTGATGTATTATTATCATCTACCATTAACACATAGAAAAAATACATAAGTAGTAAAGTGAAAATAATACTAATACCTAAAAAAAATCCTCTATTATTTTTCACTAATCCTTCTGGAGTTAATTTGTTTTCTAAAAATTCATCTAATACTTCTAATATTGTATCTTTTGTTCTTTTTAAAATAACATCTAATTTTAATTCAATTAGATTTTTATCATCTATTTTATTTTTATTAAGTTTTTCTTGTAATAATTTTTCTTTTTTTTTTTTTTCTTCAATATCATTATTAATATTATTTAATGTATTATTATAATCGATTTTTCTTTTAAAAATATCATTAAATATATCTATAATTTTAGATTGAAGAATTGGATTAGATTTATATTCTTCTATACTATATTCTTGTAATAATTTAATAATTCTATTTTGTTTTACAAAATCATCTATATTATTATTATTCATTATATCATTTAATTTATATTCGAATTCAATTAATTGAGTTTCTATATCAGTCATTATATTATATCTTCAGAATTTAATAATGGAATAAATATCTTAAAAAATTGATATAAAAAAATAATATATAAATATAGTACATATATAATTAAATTTAAAGATGTTATATCCAAAATGTCCAACATGTAGAACTGATTTTTCAGATAAGGAAATATTACTAGAACAAGGTATTGAATCAATAAGAAATAATAGTAAGATCGAAGGAAAAGAAAAACAAATTAGATTATCAAAATTATTAAATGATTTAAAAATTATCAATTTATGTTGTAAAATGAGAGCATTAACTTATGTTGATAAAATCAATTTAATAAAATAAAATTTATAATATATATTAGTATTTATAAAAATAAATACTAATATATTAAATTGGTACTATTGAATTAATAATACCCACACCTCTTGTTTTACCCTCTCTAAAAAAAAATACTAATCCTTCTTCAATAAATTCTGGATAATATAAAAATGTAAATTTAACTTGTGAATTATCACCTGTTCTTAAATTTTTATTATCAATAATTGTAATTTTAGCACTTTGTTTAATAATTCCACAATGAATAACAGGAGAGTAATTATTATTTATTGTAGTTGAATGATTTAAAATATCAACCGTAGCATAGAATTCATAACAAGTATTTTTAGTTAACTCTTCATTTGATAAACAAACCATTCCTTTTCTAATATTTTTTTTTGTTAAATTTTTTTTTTTATTAATTCTTATTGCAATACACCCCCTTTTTCCATTTTCAAGAACTTTAATACTATTTTTATTATTATCATGTATAGACCAAATATTAGCAGAAATATATTCTTTACTACAAGGTCCAATTAATATAGTATCTCCTAATTTTATATCGTTTCCTTTTAACATACCTGATAGAACTAATCCTACACCTGGTGGAGTAAATGTAGAATCAATATAGAAAATACTACCATTAATTTTAGTATTCCATTTTTTTCTAGGTTTTAACATATTTATAAATTTTTTTGTAACATTTATATAATATCCAGTTTTATTAGATATAGTAATTATAGGTATATAATTATTATCATTATTAATTAAATTTATTATATTTTTAGTATACTCTATAGATCTTAATTCCGCTTCTTTTAATTCTTCTGTATTAAAATAAAATTCTCTATCAGAATTAATACGTAACGGTTTTTTTTTAAATTTAGGAAATTTTATTATTTTATTAATAGTTTTCATAGTTCTTTTATAAATATTTTTTGGTGCAATATCTACTTTTGTTACAAATATAATTATAGGTATTTTCATGTATAGAAGTATTCCTAAATGTTCTCTTGTCATAGGGAGTACACCTCTATTAGCAGCAACCATAACAATAGCATAATCTGGGAAATGACCAGTTATACCAAATAAAGTTGTTTTTAAATATTTAGCATGTCCACATAAATCAACAAGAATTATAGATTTTTTTTCAGTATTAATAGATTTAACAGAAATATCAGATGTTCTTCCACAATCAATTTCATGTTTATGTTTAGCAACAAATCTTCTTGCAAAACCATTACCATCATCTAATTTATTTTGTTCTAATACTCCAACGAATGTACTTTTTCCAGAATCAACTGATCCAGCAACCACAACACATATTTGTTCTCTATTTTTAATATCGGTCATGTTTCTGTTACTTATTATAAGTTTATTTTTTTTTTTATAATATGGTTTTTTTTTCATGTTAATTTTATTTCTTAAAAAGTGACTCATTCTATAATTTATTAACAATTAAACTTTATATATAATTATAAAAATTGAAGAATTAATATATTTATTTAAAAAAGAAATAATATTATTAGTTTATAGAATTTATATAATGAATATAGAAGAAATAAAGAGCAATTTAAAGGAAAAAGATTTTTTAAAAGAAGATGAATTAATTAATAAAATTAAAGAATTAACATTAAAAAATAATTTTATTAAAGATAACTTAAATTATATAATTAATCATATACATAAGTCAAAAAAAAAAAATAAGTATTATTTAAATTATAAAAAAGAGACAAAAATTAAAAAAAAAATATCAAAATTAATTAATTCAAGTATATATATAGATAATATTAAAGATGAAATTAAAGAAGATGATAAAGAAATAATAAATGAAGAATTAAAAGATAATGATAATGATAAAGAAGATAGTGATGACTTTGAATCCTTTTTTGAAAATTTAACAAATACTAAATATAAAAAAATAAAAAGTAATTATAAATTTCCAAATAATACTTCATGGACTCCTATTTTAAATAAAGATGTTGAATTAGGACCATATGGTACCCAATGGCTTCATGATAAACAAGAACATGATGAATTAGATAATGTATTGGCTGATAGAGGTAAAATCTATGATAAACTTAGATCAGTTATTTTGCCAGAACAAAGATCAAAAGAATGGTTTGATATGAGAAATGGTGCTATTACTGCAAGTGATATTGGAACTGTTTTAGGTGATAATAAATATGAAAAACAATATGAATTTATAGTAAAAAAGGTGTATGGTAGAACATTTACATCAAATGAACATTGTTATCATGGAAAAATGTTAGAAGAACCAGCAACAATGGCATATCAATATAGGATGAATGTAAAAGTTGAAGAATTTGGTTTAATGATGCATCCAAAATATCGATTTTTAGGAGCAAGTCCTGATGGAATTGTAAATAAATATAAATTAGATGGATTACATAAAACTAAATATGTTGGAAGAATGTTAGAAATAAAATGTCCAAAAGTAAGAAAAATAAAAATGGAAGGTCCAATAAAAGCACACATATGTCCTATTTATTATTGGGATCAAGTACAATTACAGTTAGAATGTTGTAATTTAGAGGAATGTGATTTTTGGCAGTGTAAGATAACTTTATATAAAAATAGAGAGGATTTTATAGATGATACTGATGAAAAAGAACCTTTTAGAGCTAAATCAAGTGGTCATGAAAAGGGTTGTTTGTTACAATTAATGCCTTTAAAAAGAACTGATGATATAATTAAAGGAAAATATCTACAAGCTGTATATGAAGATGCTAAATTTATATATCCAAAAAATATCGAAATGACACCTTATGATTGTGATCAATGGATCGCAGAAAAAGTGGGAGATATCGACCGAGCTATGAAAGAAGCTAATATATATGGATATTATTTCGATAAGGTTATCTATTGGAAAATAGAACATACAAAAAATGTAACTATTAAAAGAGATAGAGAGTGGTTTAAAGAAAGTTTAAAAACTTTTAGACATATATGGAGTAAAGTTGAATTTTTAAGGAAAAATAAAAATATGAAATTATTATTTAAAAGATATTTAGATAGTTTGAAAATTAAAAGAAATAACAAAATTATGGAAGTTATAAATAAATTATCAGATATAAATGTTAATCAAACATATATATCAAATTTAATGAGTGAAACAGAGGAAAGAGAAGAAAAAAAAAAAGAGAAAAATGATATGGATGATTATATGTTTATATAAAAAATTGATAAATTTTTAATTTATTAAAGAAGACTATATATAAAGAAAAAGTACATAATTTATAATAAATATGGAAAGTTTGGATAATAAAGAAACTATTATACATATAAATAAATTAAATAATATACAAAATAAAACTAAATTTGTTGAAGAAATAGAAGCTGTTAAAAAGAAACATTCAAATAAATTAAAAGAAGATGAAATGAATTTATTATTAAAAGATGTTACATCTAAGAAACAAAATGAAAAAATCAGTAATAAAAAAAATGAAATTATATTAAAATCAATAAATTATAATAATAAAAAGTATTTTAAAGATTCGTTAGATTATATATGGTGTCCTAAAGAATGTAAAAGAATCGGATTATTAAAAGATAGTAAGGTGTATATATATTCTGAGAAGTATAAAATGAAATCTATAGTATTAAAAAAACTAGTATAATATTATTTTCTTAATAATATTATATTAATAAATGACTGTAGATAATAATGAAGATAAAGTGTGTGCTCCAGGAAATAAATTTCAAAATGGATCTTGTATACCTCTTGATTTATTAATTAAAATGGCAGAGTCATACAATGAAGAAAATATAGATAATAAAATTTTATTAAAACATGGATTAGAAACAATGAATCAAAAAAAATATAAGAAATATTTATTGAAAGAGTTTCAAAATAGATTAGGAAATGTATGTGATAGTCAAAAATGTTGGATAAAACAAAAATTTATTAAGAATATGAAAAATGAGTTAAAATTTTATTTAAAAAAATTAACATTTAAACCTAAAACACCACAAGGTAAATTTACTTGGTTAAATACAACTAATATAAATGATGTCATGTTACAATATGAACATAAAAATGAAGACTTTAAATTTTTAGGAGCAGTACCTATAGATTTTGATGACCTTCCAGAATTAGGTATAAAAAATTTAAATTTTTCTAAACTAAAAAAAAATAATATTAATAAATTAGGAGCAGTATTTAATTTAGATAAACATGATCAACCTGGTTCACACTGGGTAGCATTATATTCAGATTTAAAAAAAAAACAAGTATATTTTTTTGATTCATATGGTATAAGACCTCATGAAAGAATTTCTAAATTTATGAGGAGAATTGGATATAATATAGAAGGAGGTAATTTAAAGAATATGGATATTAGACATAATAAATATAGACATCAGTATAAAAATTCTGAATGTGGTGTATATTCTATGAATTTTATTATAAGACTATTAAAAGGTGAATCGTTTGATAAAATTATAAAAGAAAAAATTGATGATGATACTATGAACGATTGTAGAAAAGAATATTTTATTAAAGATTAGTTTTGTTTTACACCGATGAAGTTTTAAAACGCCGTTTTTACACATTGTTTAAATCTTCAAAGTTTGCCCGTTTCAGGACGTGTAAATTGTGGTTGTGTGGATTTATTTTCATAAGAAAATAAA